TTTTATCAATCATAGGCTTTAGACAGCCAACTGATGCGCTTTGTTACTGCGCAATTTGTAACAACCATCCTACACGACGTATGGATAAGTCACACTGGTGACTTTTTGATACCACAACATGATACAAAAAATTTCATGTATTGGAGCGTCTTCAGGTGCCCTGCGGAGGGCACCTTCAAATAAATACCGCATTTGCTAAATAGCAAACCATAGTTTTCTGCCATTTTCTGATAAATGACCTGGCCCGTGTATATATCTAAACAATATATCACAAAAACAATTACACGACCTAAATAAAATTTAATGTTTTTTAATAATTTCATTGAATCTCTCATTGTGAGAGTTCTTCCCAAAAAATTATATACCGATTCGATAAGCGGGTTCTTCTTACTATAAGCCGAAAAGTAGTTTGAAGATATGATATGGCAATTCCAATTGTCTGACAATTTAGTCAGCAAGCTGTACTACTCTTTCTCGAGCGTGTTAGCGTCTCTAACCATCACGTTAAGCATGTCATCCGATGACATGATGCTCAATATGGTCCTCAAGTTCTCAGTGAATTTAGCATTTAGTTGCGATCACGACAAGAATAAGAGCTTCCATAATATTAACAATCTTTAATAGAATAAAAATCTTCCCTGAATAGGAGCGTTTCTTTGTTCTGAGATTTTTCCCGTAAACTCCGAAGTAAGCTAATTTGCGTAGTAGGTATGAAACAGGAAAAACCTTAGTTAAACTAACCGAAGGTATAATAAAGTAAAATTAGAATGTTGATAGGCAACTTGATAGTCCTCTCTTCTCCAAAAACCCGATGCCAAAACGGCGGGATTGAAGAGAGACGAAGAAAACATCTTTGGTCTTTTTGAAGGCTTGAAGCACATTGCTTCAAGCTTTCAGAGAAATCAAAGATGCTCTAATACCGTTTCAATTTTCATGGCAAATCAAACAACAAAACCAAACCAAACCACTATGGGTAACTGCACACCCGGAGCAGATCGTTCATTTTCAATCACTAACAGTGGCACTTTCACTGTTCATGGTGATTTTACTCAAAACATTTCACCTCTAGGTCCTTCTCTCACAGCAAGGACGCATAGACCCGCTGTTCATGCGGCAACAGACCTCACTTACCTAGTTCACTTGTCACTCCGACAATATCACACACCTGAAATTCAAGGTCCAGATTTCTGGAACCTTGATGAGCACGCAGCAGATCGTATTTGGTCCCATTTGGCCGAGCACGAATTTAAACGCAAACGACAAATTTTTTATGATAGAGTTAGCACATTTCATTTATTTATGCAATATTACCAACAACACACACAAAAAGCAAAATCGCTTGATCACATTTTTAATGTGGTCAATGCGTTGTGCAATCAAATCAAAGCTGGATCATTTAATCCTTACGGAAATGGTCAAACTTCAGAGGCAGCCAAAACACATAAGCCCTCCGAAGAAACAGCATACGAGCGCAGGCAGGCTCGACGATTGCTAGAAAAATCAACTTTACCACCACAATTTCAACAGATCCTCAATGAGGAAATGGAAAAATTTGAGGCAAAACCCACACAGAACAATATCAATGACATAAAGCATTCTCGTTCGCTCAACTATTTTAGAAGAGACTTTGAGAAAGCAGTATTGGATGAAGGTACACCTATGACCTTCGAGTATTCATTACAAAAGATTGTGTGGATCTTACAAAAACAGGGATATGATGTCGTCCCGACCCCTGAATCAAATCAAGTGATCAAAAACGCACTTCGAATTTTCTTGAATTCAGGAATTTTACCTCAGTATGGTCACCTTAGATCCCGGTTGGATTTAGGCTTTCAATTTGTTGTTCAAAACAAAAAGAAAGGAAAGAAAATTCGAAAAGTTATTTTAAAATATTTGTATTTGTTAAGTATACCAGATGCAGTGTATCTGGCCTGTAGTATACCGGCACAAGGATTCTTTGATTCCATAATGTCCGGAGTAGTTAGTAGTGTTAGTAAAGCTATTCAAGCTAATGTAGTAGACAATGTAGTTTCAGCATGGGATTCGATCAAGAATTTCATACTGGAGAAGTATAGAGAATTATTGCAATTGTGGATGACCTATTCAGACCAACTTATTGCTGGAGCCATCATTGCAGGATCGATTATTCTTATGTTGTTAGTAAGTACAGTGTGGCAGTGTCACGCTGATGCCTTTTTTCAGTTTGTAACTGGTTTCCAACGTGCGTCAGTTCCTCACGCACAAGGAGGAGAAATTCACACTGAATTTATTGCAGCTTCGTTGGCTGCTTGGAAAGGTGTAAAGGATTTTTCTACAGTACTAGGTGCTTTAAACACCATGGTACTGTCAACCAAAAATGTAGTAGAGTTTATTAAGTCAGCAGTTAGTTTAATTAAAGAAGGAGTAGACCTTATCTATGAGGAGTTCTGGGGTGAACCGTATACCACCCAAGGACTGTCCCGTAAGGAGCTTCATTCTAGTCATAAAGAGTTAGTTACTTTAATGTCCACCTGTAGTACAGCAGATTTTGCCAACGTTCACACAGCTAAAGTGTTCGTTGACAATTACAAAAAGATTATTAAGAATGTTGCCACATTGAAACCAAATGATGCAGCTTCAAAAGAATTTTTAACTTCTGTTTCACGGCAGATGCGAGATTGGAGAGTTCAGTTTCAACAATGTCAGCATATAATAAATCAGTCTGAAAATTCACAGCCGAGAAAAGAACCTCTTGGCATTTTGTTTCATGGGGAAAGCGGAAAAGGAAAAACCTATTTTTCTACGCTTCTTTTTGAATATCTCTCTCTGCGCTACAGAAATGAGAAATTTACTGGAAATGACCTATATTCCAGAAATTCAAAAGATGATTTTTATTCAGGCTATCACAATCAGTGGGTCATGCTTTTTGACGAGTTCCTACAGTCAAAAGATCCTAATGACCGGATTTTGCAAGCACTTGAGATAATAGATGCTATAAATACCAAATCTTGGCAGTTAGTTATGCCAGGACTTGAAGAAAAAGGTTCAACTTATTTCCGTTCAGAAATAGTAATTGCAACCACAAATCAGAAACTTCCTCTGAAAGTTGCAATTGAAGAACCAAATGCTTTACACCGCAGATTTATCGCTGTGAAGATTACTCAAAACAATAAATCTTTTGAATCTAGTGAAGATGGCACTGTCCAATTAAATCTGAAAACTCTCAACGAGAATTACAGGTTTGAGGTGGACTACTTCATTAACGGTGATCTTGAACACCATGTAATATCCAAGAATGTCGATTTTTCAGGACTCATCTGCATTTTGGATGAGCGCAAAGCTTATAACGACGCCAAATTTGGCGAAGTTAGAGTATTTGATCCTGCAATTATTGACCATACACACAAACCTTCGGGTGCTAGTGTGTTAAAAGTCAAAGCCTCACTCAATGAGGATGGAGATCCTGAAACTCCAGAAAAACCAGAAGATGAACTCACAGTTCATAAACCAAAAGCCAATGCTCAAGGAATATTTGACTATTTACCTGACTTTTCCCAAACTTTGATATCATGGCACGGCCGATACAAGGTACCTTATAAGTATTTGCTTAAAGGTTATACATCAGGTATTACTAAAAAATTTCGAGAGTGGTTGTGGCAGAACAACGGTTCTCCAATAACGGATCAAGGCGGGTCCCAATACCAAGCTTATTTAGTTCAAACATTGCGACACAAAAATGGACCAGAAATGCTCTATTTTGTTCCACCTATGTATCAAGATCTTCTTTTCCAAGGAAGGTTTGATGCAGTAGTGGAAGTGCTTATAACTGAATATAGCTTAAAGTTTATGGGTCAAGGAGAGTCAGCCCCACTCCTAGATCTTTGGGGAAGCGGAAACGTGCCCCCCGAACCGCAGAAATATGGCTTTAACTGTCTTTCAGTATCTAAGATGGAAGAAGAACAATATTATACACTAAATGCAGCAGTACAGCCATATCTGCTCAAGTTTTGTTATCAAAAGCGAGTATTCCAAAAAATCCATAAAGATGGAAAAATTAAGTACTATTTTGATTACTGGACTGTGCCTAAAGACAAGGTAGAATTAGAAGAGCTTAAGTCAGCGTGTAAGGAGATTTTCCCAAATTTCGTTTCACCAGCAACTTGTGCAAGATTAGATGTGTCGTTTTTCGCAAAACGAAATTATTATTTAGGAATTACAGCCCTTAGTTTAGCTTCCATAGGATTAGTGGCCATTGCCATTTCAGCGGCAATAGCTCTCCTGTGCTATACTTTTGGCTTGGATTTCCAAGCAACAATTTTTGGTCAATCATCTAATCCCCATATGAAAAAGTGGGAAAAAATTTGGAATAAGAAACGTTCCATAGGTTACAAGGGTCGTCAAGTTATCAAGGCGACCAACCTACCCAAGGCTCAGAGTTATTCTGGCAATTTTTTAAATTTGGCGATGAAAGTCGCTAATAATACTAAGTTGTTTAGAGTAGTTTTTGAGTCTGGGGTTTCTATTCTTACACCAGCAACCATGATTCACGACAGGGTTTTTGTCTTTCCAGGACATGCAATCTTTAGTGATAAATTTTCACTTGAAATGTACCTCTCTGTTCAACAAAGAGAGGAGTTTTTTGTGTTTAATTCAGACCAACTCAATGTTCATTTTGAGGAGGATCGCGACTTCGTTTTAGTCAGGCTTCCCGAAACAATGCCCGGGATGCGATCTTTGCTCAAAACATTAAAAGAGAGTCCACCTGAGCTGTACGGAAACGTAGCTCGGGTGTCATTCGATGATGATGGAGATAAAATGGTTATCTATTGTTCTGCTACAACAGAACTATTAGAACAAGCTACCTATACACTTTTGGATAAAACGCTCCACGTTAATCCTCTGGTATTGGTAGCTCATGGATGTCATGGTATTGACGGAGACTGTGGATTCTGGTATTTAGAAGATACAGGAGACACACCTCTAGTTGGTATACATGTAGCGGGTATGTCGTCACTTTCCTATGTGACGCCAATTTACCGCACCGATATAATGAAATTTCTCGAATTATTAGTTCCTCCAGTGGCAACGCGGCTTACCCCACCCGCGCAGTGTTTGCCATGGATGCCCCCAGAACTTAAATTTGAGGAAACAACTCAAACAGGATTACTTCCTTATCCTGTGGTAGGGAAACTCGCAAAGCCCCTATACCAACCAACAAAAACAAGTCTTGAAAGATCTCCACTTTTCAATGGCGTTGTATTAAAAGGAAAACAAATTGGAAAAATTGACTACCCAGATCTCATGGGACCAGCCAAATTGTCACCTAAGGGTGATAAAGACCCCGTCAAGCTTGCCTTCCGAAAAGCAAAAGGACGTGTCCGAAAACCTCAACCAGAGGGAATGGACGACCCAGAACTTTGGGTAGGGATTTTTCCTAAATTTAAATGGAGAGTTCTCACGGAAGATGAAGTTATGAATGGCATTCCAGGCCTAGTAGCGTCATTTGAGACAAATAAATCCACTGGCCATCCAGGCCTTGAGTTAGCTATTCCAAAGCAACAGTGGATACGAAAAGCTACAGATGAAGGAGGTCAGTATATTCACAATCACATTTCTAAGGAAGAAGCTCTTTTTCAAGAAGGAGTGGATTCACAACGATTGTATATGCCTACCTATGTAGTGTTTCTCAAGGATGAACTTAGACCTTGGGAAAAAGTGTTTGAATTTCTTAGTCGAGCAATTTTTGCAGCTCCTATGTGGTTTGTTTGCATGTTCAAAAAGTATTTTGGACTGTGGATGGCCCATACAAATTTGGATACAACTTCACCTATAAAAGTCGGTATTAATCCGTTTTCAACGGACTGGTGGCACGACTATTTGAAAATAATAGAATATGGAGCAGATTACATCGCAGCACAAGATGTTTCAGCCTGGGACCTTAATTTTTGGTACTGGTTTGGAGCCTTATTTGCTTCAATGTACATTGCACATTATGGAATTACTGATACGCGTGAGCGTAGAGTTATAACATATTTGAGCATTGCCCATTTTCTTTGTTACATCATCGTTAGGGAATTAATTTATTTTTTCGATGGTATGACATCTGGCGGACCAGGGACAGCACACCTGAACTCTGCCGGAAATGTAGTTAAAAATCGTTGGATATGCAAACGCATCATGTGGGACACATTAAAAGTACGAATACCTTTGTCCTCATATGTTTACATTCTAACATTTGGAGATGATTTACATGAAACTATCAAACGAATCGTTGCTGATATGAACAAGGACGGCACACTTGTTTTTACCACCGACGTTATAACTCCAAAATTAATAGCAGAATATGCCTTGACTCATTTTGGCCATGTTCATACTACCGCAGACAAGAAGGATATTTCTCTCTGGGATACTATGGACACAGCTGAGTTTCTTAAACGCAAACACGTCAAACGAGACGGCGTTGTCATGGCACCAATGAATTTGGACTCAATTCGTTCACACCTTTTGTGGATAAATAGAGATTCAGAAATTGGACCTAAGAAACAATTTACCGAAAATGTTCACAATGCTTTGCGAGAGTTCTTCTTGCATGGCAGAGAAATTTTTAATATGGAAAAGGCTCGCCTTAATCCCTATTTGGAATCTATCAGTGAGGAAAATCAGTTTTTCCAAACCTATGATGAGTTGATGGTTAAATACCAGAAAGACTTAGGTTTAATTACATTACACTAACTCAACCGGCAGTAAACGCCTAAAAATTCCTTTCAAGATATAGAAAGTAAATAATTTACCTCGCTGCAAAGCGAGTGTGAGAGTGACGATCTCTTTGCGCCTCTCACAAACCCGGCTCAAGAAAAGAGTTTATCCACTCCTATCTTAAAATGCCTTTAAAACGGATACAAGCTTCAGAAAACAAACAATCAAATGACAACGCTCTTACAGAACAGATCGAGCCTGTCTTGAATAATGAAACAGCATTAACTCAGTTCAAAGAATCAGCAAACGTAGTAACCCAAGAAATATCAGGACATGATTATTTGGAGCGCATCTCCAATCCGTTTGTTGATCAAACCCCAACGCAAGTGCTCGAAAGAGTATATCGCTTGGCAACTATTTCTTGGACGCCTGGGATGGCTAACCAGGCATTTACATTCCCCGGTCCTTTAGTTAACACTTTAATAGCGAATTATCTAGCACCTTTTAGATATTTTCGCGCGGGAATTAAACTTCAAATTAGAATGAATTCAACACCTTATCATCAAGGAGCTCTTATGGTTAGTTCTTTACCAACTATAGATGCTGCAGTTGGTTCCCCAACTACCCTTTGGAATCCATATGTGCTTTCAGGTTTTAAACCAGTTGTGCTTTCAGCGTCAACACAAGATTCCTGTGTTATAGAGTTTCCTTATCTGAATCCAGTTCCTTGGCTTTCAGTTTCAACTCTTAGTACATCAGCAGCGATAGGCACAATTCTAATTTCTGAATTAAACGAACTTACTTCTACTTCAACTGGAGTTCCTGCGTCCGTGGAACTCTTAGTTTTTGGTTCGTTTACTAATCCCAAAGTGGCATCGTATAACGAAACCGTGGCTGCCCAATCCACAGGCAGATCTCGTTTTGCGTTTGATTTTCTTCCAATTCCTGCGCTTAAGCATGCGGGGGATGAAGCAAAAATCAAGAATAAAGAAGGTGTTGATTCTAAAGGAATTCAAAAAGTAGTAGGAGGAGTTAGCGAAATCATTAAGATGATTCCCATTGTTGGAGATATTTATCGTCCAATCGCCAATTTCATTTCTACCTATGGAAAAAATTTAGACATGCCCACAGATACAGCTGTTACCACAATGGTTCAACAGTATCCCTTCCAGTATCAAAATAATGTTCGCGGACTGTTCCAAGGAGACAAATTTACTATGTTTCCACAGTCAGCAATATCCATGGACAACTTTTCAATGGAAACTTCAGAGATGTCTATTACGCAACTTGTAATGACACCTATGTTGAATTGGCGGTATATTTATGCCAATTCAGGTGACATAAATACCATAAACGTCCATCCCTTGGAAGCGAACGACGCAACCAGCGCTTTCACCTGTGACTATCTTGCTTACGTTGCAGCCCATCACGAGTATTGGAGAGGTTCTATAAAATACATGTTCCATTTTATTAGTTCCGCTTTTTACTCAGCAAGATTTCAACTCTCCTACCAGCTTAACGCTGGAGGATTAATTGATGCCAACTTACCATCTCAGATCATTGATGTTAAAGGCGATACAATTACAGAAGTTACTATTCCATTCCTATGGAATACATTCTGGAGAAAAACTGGGATCTTAGGTCTTAACACCTTACCCAGTTTACAGCTCAAAATGATCACACCAATTGCAGGTTCTTCCGATCCGTCCACTCCCATCATTTATGTTAATGTTTGGCGCTCAGGAGGAGAAGACTCTCAATTTTCACTGCTTAAGGGTTCACAAAACACGTTACCGTGGACCCCAGCAACAACCACAAAAACCACAACGATTACAACCGGAGTAACACAACCTAGAGCTCAAACGAGTGTTTGTTCTAGATTTCAGCAAAAATTCGCCCCAATAAATGAATTTGCTCAGTTCACTTCGGAGTTAGGAAATTGCATGCCCGAGTGCACCCTAACTGTTAAGGACATTTTACGTAGATTTTCATTAATCGACCCAAGAAATTGGCAGTCAGCTGCCGATTTTTCTTATCCTTATTCGTTGCCGTTCTATTCCCCAAACTATTTTGCAGAGCCCTTTTCTGCGTTTTCGAATATCTTTCTTTTCTGGAGAGGTTCTCGTAGATTTCGCGTACTGTCCAATCAGTGCGATAAAATTGTGTTGAATAGTTTAGACTCATCGTTCTTACCGACACCAGGTAGTGGCCAAGTTATAAGTAACTTTAATGTAACAGATCCAAACAATCCTTATACTTCCCCACCAAAAACGTTGATGCCCACCCCAACAAAAACCGAATTCGAAGTCCCGTTCTTTTCAGAGGTTCCTTTCCTCCACATTTATAGGCCTGTCGTTCCATTTGCCGTGACTATATTGTATGATTTACCAGTAGGTATTACAGTTAACCAATACAATACAGCAACTCTTCCCCCTCAACTGACGTGGTCAGGGGGGGATGACTTCCAGTATCTGTACTTAGTACCACCCATTTTCCCAGCGCCAACTCGCACTGCAAAACCTCGTGATTCAAAACACGCGAAGGTTTAGGTTAGGAATCTGAC